CCAACGACGATGAGTTTGTCAACGGCTACTTGGATATGGTCAATAGCATTATGGCAAGCGCCAAACTGAACGCTGCTGAGAAGCTGGCAAAGATCACTGCATTAGAAGGTGCGAATGACTTTGTGCTTGGCATGATCGAAGCTGATAAGCCAGTGTTGTTCGAGGTATGGACGCGAGGGGTTAAAGAGGCAAAGGAGGCTTGCGATCAGCAGATAAAAAAGGGTTGAAGCCAGCCAGCGGCAAGGGGCAATCAGCCATGATCCTAGATCATTTGCAGCAAGGTGATGGCATTACAGCCCTTGATAGCCTAAGACTGTACGGCGTGCTACGGCTGGCGGCACGCATTGAAGAACTTAGGAAAGATGGACACACCATCGTGACGCAAACGGTGCGTGTTGGAAAGAAAGAAATCGCACGTTATTCATTAGTTAAGGAGAAGCAACATGGATCGACCAGACATTGAACGCAAGATGGGTACAGGGGTACTACTGAGCAACCGCAACAAGAAGTCGCCGAGTAGTCCTGACTGGCGTGGTGAACTGAAGGTATCTGAACACTACGCTCCGGGTGACACAATCAAGCTGGCAGCATGGACTAAGGACACGAAAGGGGGTGCGCTAATTTCTATCAAAGAAGATACTTGGGTGCCGCCTGAAAGTACCGGCCCCGGCAATGTCAACCCTTTCCCTAGCAAGCGGAAAGATGATTCTGATTTGCCTTTCTAATGGAGGTCACATGAAATACCTATTTGCGTTATGGTTAGCGATTACCGCACCACTGGTTTGGGCAAGCTGCACTTACAATACCTACTGTGATCAGGGTAGGTGCGTAAGTTGTACAACGTGCTGTTACGGTTCCAGCTGCACGACAAACTGTTATTAACTCTTTTCGGGGAAAGCGGATTCTGGTTTGATGATTAACGTCGTCAAGGATAGAGCCAGTGCAGCGAGTACCCCACCCCCACCATGAGCAAACTTAACAGGCAGCGTGGCGCAAGCTATGAACGTGAAGTCGCCAATGCGATATTTGATCAGCTAGGCATACGCATTCGACGGAACCTGAAGCAGTATCAGGTGTCGGATGAAGGTGACTTAATCCTTGGCAAATATCTCATTGAATGCAAACGCAGACGCAAGATTGCAGTGTATGATTTTATGGAGCAAGCAGAGAAGGCTTGCGAGATAGGTCAAATACCCCTTGTGATCATGCGTGAGGATGGCAATAAGTCTTTAGCCATGCTCCGACTTTCCGACTTGCTGACTCTGTTAGGTAACGAATTAACCCCCCATCAGCCACAGGATGAACCTTCGCCTGAAGGTAGTTAGGAGCGTTGCGGGGCGCAGCGTCACTGTGGCACGCCCCACCTTTACGGAGATTACATGGAAAAGCAGAAACATATCTTTATTGCAACACCTATGTATGGTGGGCAATGCACAGGTGTATTTGTTCAGTCGTTGATTAATCTGATCAATGTCTTAGGTGCCAAGGGTTACAAGACTTCTTGCGCCTTTATGTTTAATGAAAGCCTGATTACTCGCGCACGTTGCAACATGGCGCATCAATTCCTGCAAGGGGATGCTGATTACCTATTCTGGATTGACGCTGACATTAAGTTTCGGGCAGAGGATGCAGTCAAAATGCTTGAGGCTGATGTTGATGTCATAGGTGGAATCTATCCAAAGAAGGAAATTAATTGGCAATTGGTTAAGCAAGCGGTACTGGATGGCAAAGAGAACTTGCAAAACCATACCGGCAGCTTTGTGGTCAATCTGCTAGAAGGCGAGTCTTCTATTACGGTGCCAGTAGATCAGCCGTGTGAAGTTTCAGCCCTTGGCACAGGCTTTATGCTGGTCAAGCGTGATGTCTTTGAGCAATTGAAGCCTCACACAGACACTTACGTTAGCGACATGACGCACTTGGCAGGTCAGGAAATCTACGCTTTCTTCCTTGATCCCATTGATCCAAAGAGCAAACGCTTGTTGTCAGAGGATTACTTCTTCTGTCACCAGTGGCGCAAGATTGGCGGCAAGATTTATGCAGCACCTTGGTGCCAAATGGGTCACATGGGAACGTACCTGTTTGAAGGCGGCTTGATGGGTGCTGAGTGAAAAAAACCCCGCCAGAGGAAGGCGGGGTGAAAGCCTAGAGGGAAGACTAGGCCAGCAGCGATTAGCGTTTCGTCTTGCGTGCAGTCTTGGCAGACTTGCGGAATGCAGCATCGGTGGGCGCACCCTTACTTCCGGGCTTTCTCATGCGCTCACCGCTTCCCGCTTTGATTCTTGCGCGTTTAGCATGAATATTGCTATAGAGTCCTTCTTTCATTTGATCCCCCAAAAGTATAAGTCGTGAACCGTATCATTACTTATAAATTCATAGACTTTGAACGCTGACAAGTCTATTTCCTGCCGCACATCATCCTCAGTCAAGTTGCGGTAGTAGTCACCGCAGAATGGCGCATCTTGTGGGCTAGTCCTGCGTGTACCGTGTTCCTTGCGTCCAGTGGTAGCACAGCTAAAGAATACCAAACCTGACGCCATCCTGATCATGTTTTTTAGCGTCGCCACCCATTCAGGGTTATGCTCAAAACATTCACAACTTGCAACAACGTCAAAACTATCATTTTGATAGGTGAGGTCTTCCCCTCTAGCCACCACATCAACGTCGGCTCCCTCGCCAAGATCAACCCCAACATAGGTGCATTGCTCAAAGAATGGTCTGATTGAACCGTTGATATTAAGACTGCCTATTTCTAGAACGCTCTTTCGAATGAAGTATTCAGGAAACTTATGACGCAAGCCAGCCACAAAGTCTAACTGCGCTTGATGACTCATTTAATCCCCAAATACTTTCTTACCTGATCCAAGATCATTAGCTGCTGCGGGGTGTAAAGCTCTGCCGCATTGTCGCCAAACTGATTAAAGGTATAGCCTCGGAATATCTCAGGCACCCCACTGCTCTCAGACCATTCCTCAAAGGGGCGTGTCTCACCAAAGTTTTCTTTGTGATACTTGTATCTTTCTTGCATCATTTGGGGATCAAGCGATTCACGGAACTGACCGTAATACTTCTTCAGCTCTGGATCAGCCTGCACGCCATAGTGCGATACATAGTCACCAAGGATGTCGATTGGCTTGACGTTAGGACGGAATACTTCAATGCCCACTCTGCCCATCGGTAAAGACTTAGGCCGGGGCATCTCAGGCGAACCCGGCTCATCAGGTGGGTAGAACTCCAAAAACCTAGTTTCCTTAGGCTTTGGTGTGTAAACGATGTCTAGCTCTTTGTCTTTTAGGTAAGGGAACGCAGTCTGCGCTTCTGACAGAAAATCAGGCGTGCGCTCTTCTGTCATGGCTTCCATGACTTCATCATCTTCTATCTGCAATTCCACCTCCGTAGCGACGCCTTTGCCCGTGTAGCTGGCCCTTTAGCCTTGCGTACTACACCAGCCATACGCGCACAGAAACTAGCTTTGCGGCCTGCATCCTTCTTCGTCCTTGGATTAGGCGCAGGCGGCTTTAGATTGCTGCCAGTCTCGCGGTTGTACTTAACCCTACCCTTGGCAGTTAAGCCAGCACCCTTGCTCACAGGTAGCTTCTCACCGCGCCCAATAGCCAGACTGACGCCTTTCTTAGCCATTAGTAACTCCACACGTTTGGTCTAGGTGGCGCTTGTACCATGTCCACATGGATGAATCGACCCGTACCCTTTTGCTGTACGCCAATGCCGGTAAAGCCTAGCTTGGCAGCAAGCGTCAGGACTTCATGCGCAGCCCTACCATCCACGCCAATGTCAGCAGCAAGGCCAGTGGTGTGTGCGCCAGAGGTCTTCTTAGCAGCCTCAATGGGATGCTTGGGGCAACGGTAGCCAGAAGTAATCCGCAAGGGTTTGCCATACAAGGTGCGCAACTCTTGCAGCTTCTCCATGAACTCAGGCTTCATCTCGTTCTTACCGCAATGTTTGCAGTCAAACTCAATGGCCTGAAAACTGGGGTACTTTGACCAGTCCATGTCAGTTGTCTTTAGTCAGCATTCCTAGCAAACCAGCAATGCCGAGGCCAGCAGTGACTACGGCCTCAGCCATTTGCGGGGCAATCGGAACGCCTACCGCAGTCAGAAAGAGGATGGCGCCACGCCATGTCGATGGCTCTCTTGCACGATCAAGAATGTACTGTTTCATAAACCTTCTCCCGGCGTGATGTACAGCTTGGCATTGTTGTGGGGCGCAATGATGCGAACGTAGGTAGTCTTACCGGGGCCAACCTGCGGCCCAGTAAATACCTTCTCCGCATACGGTGCAATTGCCACCACAGGAGCACCATTTTCTGTTGGGATAGTCGCAGTAATGTTGGCAGTCTGACCATAGGCCACAAACACTGGATCATTCTTGTCCGGGTTAAATACAAAGTATTGATTGACCGGACTAACCGCAGTGATCGAAACAACATTACCCTCAGTGTTTGCGGTGGCAGCAGTTGCTACCACGCAATTGCCCATAGGCTGAAAGGCAATATTGTTAGCCATTAGATAATCCTTCCACCACCAGCGTTGCCCGGCTTTGATGTTGGCGACTTCTTCTGGTCAGGAGAGCCAGAGAAGCATTGCATACCCATGAAGCCCATAGGATTGGTGCGAGTAGGCTTGCCACGACCATAGGTGTCAGAGATAGAAGCGGAACGATAGGCTTCGCCTGCGCTGCCCTTATGATTCTCGCTCGACATCATCACCGTCGTGCTGGTTTTGCTAATGTTAAGTTTCATG